TAGAGATGCAAATATTTGCGCAATTGATTGTTAAAGAAGAATTAGGTATATAATGAATAACGGTTATCTTGTAGTTGCTTCTAAACAACCTAACTTTTACATTCTCGCTATTAACCTTATCGAATCTATTATGGATCATAATCCTGAAGCTAAATGTACTCTAGTAACAGAAGAACGATTTGTAGATCATAGAGCAGATATATGTGATAAAGTTATTATTTGCGATGATCATTATAGAGCTAAGTTATGGGGTATGGCTCAATCGCCTTATGATATTACTATGTATATTGATGCTGATTGTGAAGTAGTCCATGAAGATATAGCTAAAGTATTTGATGAATTAGGTGATCATGATCTTATGTTTACTTACCTAGGAGATGATCGTAAATATGTTTTTAAAGAAGTTTATTTCCCAGCCGGGCGTTTAGGTTTATGTGGTGGTGTATGTTTATATAGATCATCTAAGAAAGAAGTATTAGATTTTTGTAATGATTGGTATGAACTATTTAAAAAGCAATGGAATAATGAATGGTGGCCTAAAAATGAACAAGGTGGCTGGGATGAAAGAAACTATCCACGATCATTAAAATGGTGGGACCAGTTTTCTTTATGGTGGTTAATTAATAAAGACCCTAAATGGGAAAATAAATTAAAAATAGGAATCTTTCCAGACGATGCTCGATGGAATTGGTATACTTGTTATCATGATGGTCGACATGACCCTAAAGACCCAATAGTTATTATGCATTACTCTAATATGGCTAAAAAAGATTCTAACATATACGAATATGCAAACAATTGATATACGAAATAAAGATTTACTAGAAGTACTTAACGATTGGTTATGGATGTATGATAATCGCGCTGAGATTGCAAAACATTATCGATTAGATGGTTCAGGTTTTCGTACCTTTGAAAAACAACATTACGATTATTGGACTAATGCAGCTTATCTAAAATATATTATGGATAAAGGAAGAGATCATGATGGTTATCCAGAATCCGCTCAGAGTTTTAATCTAAGACCAGATCAAACAGTATTAAGAGAAGGTGGGCCAGGATATTGGCAAGAACAAGTTAATAAGTATAATCAATTAAACATAGATATGTCATCAGCCTTTTCTGTTAGGTTTAACGCTTTAGCTTGTATGTATCCTCCTGGTGGATGGATTGCCTGGCATAATAACGCTAATGCTACAGCTTACAATCTTATCTTTACTTGGTCTGAAAAAGGTACCGGTTCTTTTGATTACTATGATTGGAAAACCAATAAAGTAATATCTTTGCAAGATAAACCAGGTTGGCAATGTAAATATGGTTACTTTGGCCATTACGGTGAACCACAAGATAAATTAGTATACCATTGTGCTAAAACAGACTGCTGGAGAATGACTGTATCTTATATTTTTAAATACGGTGATGATCCACAATCTAAAGCTATGCGTAATTTAGTGCTCGAGGAAATTTCTACAGAGTAATATCATGTTAGATGATACACTCATAACGTCAGATGTATGTCAACGTTGTGCTCATTGTTGTAAATGGCAATCTAAAACACAATTAGCTACTCCTGAACAAGTAGTGTTTTTAAATGCTATTGTAGGTACACAACAAAAGATTATTTGGCATAATCCTAGAAACCTTACTCAACAAGAACATACTCATCATAATGTATCTCCATTTGAAATAGAATATACTTGTTCTAAATTAGAGACTAAAGGTGATTTAAAAACATGTTCTATCTATAAAGATCGTCCTAATATATGTAAAGACTATAATTGCTTTACTATATCTAATAAAGTTAACAAAAGACCGGCTAATTGGAATAACATAAAACGTATTATTAAAGAAGTACATAACGTAGATATTGAATATACTGGTGCTCTTGATACCGAAACATACGATAAAAATCTAGAAAAAATAGGTCTTTTCGAGATCAAATAAGCTAAGTCATTGATTTTAAAACAAACTTTTTCGAAAAATAATTGGGTTTAGGGCTTGACATTTGATGTGAAATCAGTTAATATATAAGAATGAAAGAATATATTAATGTCAACAAAGGGAGAAAATAATATGGCACATAATGTAGAAACAATGGCTTATGCAGGTGAGTTACCTTGGCACGGATTGGGAGTAGCTGTAGATGAGAATCTAGCACCTCAAGAAATGTTAGTTGCAGCTGGACTTGATTGGTCTGTAGAGAAACAAGATCTAATAACAGCAAGTGGTATCGTAGTACCAGGCAAGAAAGGTCTTGTACGTACTTCTGATAATACTTTATTAGACGTAGTAGGTACTGATTGGAATCCAGTACAAAACAATGAAGCGTTTGACTTCTTTAATGAATATGTCACAGCAGGTGATATGGAAATGCATACAGCGGGTTCATTAAGAAATGGTCAAATTACTTGGGCATTAGCTAAAACAAAAGAGTCATTTGAATTATTTAAAGGTGATGTTACTGAGAACTATTTACTCTTTACTAATCCTCACAAATACGGTTCAAGTATCGATATTCGTATGACTCCAATTAGAGTAGTATGTAACAATACTTTATCATTTGCTTTAGATTCAGTATCTAACGATATGTTTAGAATGAGTCATAAAGTTAGGTTCGATGCAGACTATGTTAAAGAACAAATGGGTATTGCTAGAGAAAAACTAGATGCTTATAAAAATGTAGTTCAGTTCATTGGATCAAAAAGATTCACTAATGAGTCTATTACAAACTACTTTAACGATGTATTTGGTAAACCATCAGGTCAAGTATTAGAGTTTACTTCTAGAAATGCTCAATTAGCTTATGATACTCTTAATACTCAACCAGGTGCTAAATATGCTGAAGGTACTTTCTGGCAAGCATTTAACACTGTAACTTATCTAACTGATCATGTCTTCGGACGTAATCACGCAACTAGATTAGACAGTGCATGGTTCGGTAATAAAAAGAACCTTAAATCTAAAGCACTTAACAAAGCTGTTGAGTACGCAGAAGCAGCTTAATTCTTAGTTAAGTTGTATTTAAAGAGGCCTTCGGGCCTCTTTCTTTTTCCTCTTCGTATAAATAAATAGAAATTCTATTTGGATTATATTGTATGGCACATTTCGAAGAAATAACTATAGATCAAGGAGCTGACGTAGCAGTCGAAGTCCATCTGATTAATGCTGATGGTTCAGCTAAGAATCTTACCAACTATGCAGTATCTGCTAAATTAAAACTAAACTATAATGCAGATAGTGATAATACATTTGAATTCAATTCAATTATTGCTTCTCCTGCATCCGCTGGTATAGTTACACTTTCTTTAACCAACTCAGAGACCAGCCAATTATTACCAAAGAAAAGATATGTTTATGATGTTGAGCTTTCTTTTGAAGATAGCGATGAGAATACTATAATAGAAAGAGTATTAGAAGGTAACTGTTATGTTACTCCTTCTGTAACTAGATAAGGGATTGTATGCCATCAAATCAAAATAAAATCTTAGTTAAAAAGGTTGTAGTTGGAACTCCTATCGCGACTGTTACCTCTGGTGCATTTAGTATTAATAACCTAGCAGGTGTTAATACAACAGGAGCAGTTTCAGGTGACCTTTTAGCATATAATGAGGCCACTTCAAAATGGGAACCATTAACACTTACAGAAGGTAACGGTATTGATTTATCTTGGGACTCTTCAGCTGATACTTGGACATTAACATTAGAGTTAGCTTCTACAGATAATGTAGGTGCAGCTTCATTTAGTTCCGATGATTTCGTAGTAGATTCAGCTGGTGGTGTAGCTATAAGATTTAATGCTATACCAGAAAATTTAGTCCCGGCTGCAGACGTAACATATGACTTAGGTACCTCAGCTAATAAATGGAGAGACTTATATCTAAGTGGTAGCACTATTTACCTAGGTAGTCAAATTTTAAGTTATGATAGTGCTACAGATGTATTACAATTTAACGGTGATACTATTATTACTACTAATGCAGGTATCACTACAGATGACATTAATGAAGGTACTACTAATCTATTTTATACAACTGCTAGATTTGATTCTGATTTCGGTGATAATACCACTTCCGATTTAGCAGAGGGAGACAATCTTTATTATACCACAGCAAGATTCGATACAAGATTTGATACTAAAACAACTTCAGATCTTGATGAAGGTACCAACCTTTATTATACTACAGACAGACATGATTCAGATTTTGATATAAGATTAGCTACTAAAAATACTAGCAGCTTATCAGAGGGTTCTAATCTTTATTACACTACAGATAGAGCTGATTCTGATTTCGATGTAAGACTAGCAACTAAAAATACAAGTAACCTAACAGAAGGTGACAACCTCTACTATACAACAGGTAGAGTAGATTCAGATTTCGATACTAGACTGGCAACTAAGAGCACTTCAGATTTAGCAGAAGGTTCTAATTTATATTATACTACAGCCAGACATGATTCAGATTTTACCGTTGCATTAACTACTAAAACAACTACTGACTTAGCAGAAGGTACTAATTTATATTATACTACAGCTAGAGCAGACTCAGATGCTAAAAATGCATTGACTGCAGGTACTGGTGTTACCTATAATGCATCTACTGGTACTATATCTATTGGACAACCAGTAGGTACTACAGACTCAGCTACCTTTGGTGGATTATTAATTACTAATACAGCAGTTGTAAGAGGAGATCTTATTGTTGCTGGTACTACTACTACTGTTAATTCTAGTCAAGTAGATATTGGTGACAATATCATTGTACTTAATGCTAATGAAGCAGGTACACCGTCATTAGATGGCGGTATTGAAATAGAACGAGGTACTGATTCTAATAAATCTTTACTATGGGATGAAGCCGCTGATAAATGGACTGTAGGTTCTGAAACTTTTGTAGCAGCAACCTTTCAAGGTAATTTAACAGGTAACGTTACAGGTCAAGTATCAGATATTTCTAATCATACTACTACTGCTTTATCAGAAGGTAATAATCTCTATTATACTCAAGCAAGAGTTGATTCTGACTTCGATGTAAGACTAGCTACTAAGAGTACTAGCGACTTAGCAGAAGGCAACAATCTTTATTATACTACTGCTAGACATGATTCAGACTTTGATGTACATGCTGTCGGTGGTACAGGTATTACTGTATCTAGTGGTAATATTAGTATTACCAATACTGGAGTCACTGCTGACACTTATGGTTCAGCAAGTAGTATTCCGGTACTTACAGTTAATGCTCAAGGACAAATTACTAATGTAACCACTTCTACTGTATCTGGTGTTACTGGGCTTGCTTATAACGATGCCACAGGAGTATTAACATTATCTACAGCTACTGGTGACTTTACAGACTCAGTTACTCTAGGGCCATTTACTACTTCACAATTAACAGAAGGTAGTAATCTTTATTACACTAAAGCTAGACATGATTCAGACTTTGATGCAAGACTAGCTGTTAAAACAACTGATAACTTAACCGAAGGTAGTAATCTCTATTATACAGATGCTAGATTTGATTCAGCCTTAGGTGATAGAACCACTACTAATTTAGCAGAAGGTAATAATCTTTACTACACAGTAGTCAGAGCAGATTCTGATTTTGATAAAAATTTAGCCACTAAGACTACTACTAATTTAACTGAAGGTGATAATCTTTATTATACTACAGCGCGAGCTGATTCCGATTTCGATGTTAGATTGGCTACTAAGACTACTACGAATGTTACAGAAGGTACCAATCTTTATTATACTACAGCAAGATTTGATTCTGATTTTGGTGACAATACTACTTCTGATTTAACAGAAGGTTCTAATCTTTACTATACTACTGTTAGAGCAGACTCAGACTTTGACGTAAGATTATCTGGTAAGACCACTACTAATTTAGCAGAAGGTACTAATCTTTACTATACTACAGCTAGAGTAGATTCAGATGCTAGATTAGCTATCAGTATTGATGATCAAGGTGGTGATGGCTCTCTATCATATAATAATTCAACTGGTGTAATCACTTATAGTGGACCTACTGATGCTGAAGTAAGAGCACATTTTACAGGCGGTACTGGTGTTACTATTACAAGTGGTCAAATAGATATCGGTCAAGATGTTGCTACTAATGCATCTGTTATCTTTGATGGTGTATCTGCTACTAATGTTAGCACTACTACTGTATCTGCCACCGTTGGTGAGATTACCGATCATTTAATATTTACTCCAACCTCTGCTCAATTAGAGTCAGATGGTAAACTGTATTATGACAATACAGATAAAGCATTAAGATTCTTTACTGATGATTCAGGAGGTACTGTCTCTATTGGTCAACAGATGACCATTCGCGTATGGAACAATTCAGGTGTGGTCATTGGTAAAGGTAAACCAGTTTATATTACCGGTGTGCATAATGCCGCACATCCTTATCATTCTCATCATCCAACTGTAGCTTTAGCTGACGCTTCTGATGAAGCTAAGAAAGATGTTATAGGATTAGCTGCTTCTCAAATTGAAATTAATTCACATGGTTGGATACGTATTAAAGGATGGGTTGGTGGTATCGATACTACTACTTTAACATCAGGTGGTAGAATACATTTAGGATATTTAAATCCTGGCGACATAGTTGATACAGCGCCTGAGTATCCTAACTTCCCTATGGATATTGGTTACTGTCTAACATCAGATTCAGCTAATGGTAACGGTACCATATATGTTGATATTGTTGACCATAGTTTTGAAAGGATACGTGTTACAGGCACAGGTCGAGTAGATGGTAACTTTACTATAGGTGGTAACTTAACAGTTTTAGGTGCACAATCTAGTGTAGCTATAAACAATCTTAATGTATCTAATAGCTTTATCTATTTAGCAGGTGGCGACACTATTGGTGAAACCAATACACTATTTACTGGATCAGGTCTAGATAATGCTACTCTGATTGGTCACTATAAAGGTGATTCAGACAAATACTATTATGTAAAAATCACAGCAGTTGATTCACAAGGTGATACCATTCAATGGGGTTATGACTCATCAGCTGGCGTAGGTAACTTTACTCCTTTAGCTTTTGACTCTGCTGGTTCAGGTATTACTTCTTGGGTATTAGATTCAGATGCTACTTATAAAGGCGTATCGTCATTAATTGCTCCATTATCTTATGGTATATCAGCATCATTCATAAGAGGCTTTAACCATACAGTTGATGATCGATGGAAAGGTTTTGCACAACCAGCTAATATAGACATAGGTGTTATTGGTAACTATAATACACCAGGTGATCCTTATGCGCATACAGGATTGTTTAGAGATGCTTCTGATAGTAAATGGAGACTATTTGATGGTTATTCTCCAGAACCTGAAGGTGATATCGATATATTAGATTCATCTTATATGGCTGCTACTCTAGTAGCTAATTTTGAAGGTCCTCTTACTGGTAATGTAACTGGTAATGTTACAGGTCAAGTATCAGACCTAACTAATCAGGCTTCATTTATTAGAGGTATATTTAACGGTATAGATGCAGGTGGCGATGGTTCATTTGCTTATAATAATTCTACTGGTGCCTTTACTTATACAGGACCTAGTGCAGCTGAAGTAAGAGCTCATTTTAGTGCAGGTACTGGATTAACATTAAGTAGTGGACAATACAGTATTACTAATACTGGAGTTACAGCAACTACATATGGTTCTTCTACTCAGATACCTCAATTAACTATTAATGCACAAGGTCAAGTAACAAGTGCTACTACTGTACAAGTAGCTGGCGTAGATAGTGCATCTTGGGATTCAGCCACTAACGTTTATAGAATAAGTTTAGCTACTGGATCTAATCTAGATACTATTATTAATGGCTTTAATAGTTTATCCTTTAAATCTTTATCAGATAGCGCAACAGAAGTCGTTAGAAGTAAGATAAGTGTAACTGATGCTGGTGGAGATGGTTCTTTAGCTTATAATGCATCCACTGGTGTTATTACTTACACTGGTCCATCTGCTTCAGAAGTAAGAGCTCATTTTAGTGCGACAGGAGACTTATCTTATAATTCATCTACAGGTGTATTTGACTTTACCGAATCAGATAGAACTCCAGCTCAGATTAGAGGTTTATTTAGCGCAGCGGGTGATCTAAGTTATAATAGTTCTACTGGTGCATTTAGCTATACTGATTCAGATAGATCAGCTGCTCAAATCAAAGGTTTATTTAGTGCCAGCAGCGGTATTGACTATAATAGTTCTACTGGTGCATTCACAGCAGATCAAGGTGAGATAAGAGGATTCTTCTCAGCAGCAGGTAACCTATCTTATAATGCATCAACAGGTCAATTTAGCTATACTGACTCAGATAGATCTGCAGCTCAGATTAAAGGATTATTTAGTGCTGTAGATGCAGGTGGCGATGGTTCCTTTAGTTACAATTCAACTACAGGAGCATTTACTTATACAGGACCTAGTGCAGCTGAAGTAAGAGCTCATTTAAGCGCTGGTGGCGACCTATCTTATAATTCATCTACAGGTGTTATAAGCTTTACTGAAAGAACAGACGGTGAAGTCAGAGGATTAATTAGCGTCACAGATAATGGTGGAGATGGTTCTCTTGCTTATAACTCAGGTACAGGTGTTATTACCTATACAGGTCCAAGTGCAAGTGAAGTTAGAGCTCATATTAGCGCCACAGGTGATATTACTTATAACTCAGGTACTGGCGTCATTAACTTTAACGAGACTTACTCTACCGCTTCAGAAATATTAACAGCTTTATTAACAGTTGATGGTGCTGGTACATTATTAGACGCAGACAAGCTTGATGGACAAGAAGGTTCATACTATAGAATAAATGTTTATGATGCAAGCGGTACTTTATTAAACTAATAAATAATTTTTGTTATGGAATTACGATTACGTAAAGATTATGTATCTTTTATAAAGGATTATGGCCCCTACCATCCCACGCTATATCATACTATCAATGAACAAGAAAAGATTATTCGCAATTTCTTTGAAGTCTATTTAGTAGATCGTACTAAAACTTTTATTGGATCTAAAGAATACAAAATAGTATCTCCTGTGCCTCATAGTAAAGAGACAGCGGATTTCAATACTCTTATTGCAGCACGCGCAGATTACATTAGAGAACTTACTAAGAATAAAACAGTAGTATTAATGTGGTCGGGTGGATTAGATTCTACTTGCGCCTTTTATGCTTTAGTAGCCGCTAGCGTGCCTTTTCATATACATATCAATCATCATGCTATAGGAGAACATCCTAAGTTAGCAGCAGAGATACTAGCGGGGCAATTTCCATTAGTGACAGCAGAATATGTTTACACTGGTTTTTTAGGTATGCCACATGATAAAGATTTTGAATTTAGAAAATTTATAGAAGATACTCCTAACCTATTAGTAATTACAGGAGAGATTGGAGATCAGATATTTGGTTCAGTTAAGGGTTATTGTAGATCATTTGAAACTAGGCAGAAACCTTATGAATATGTAGTACCTGGAGAAGTACAAGAAGTATTAGATCCTACCATACTAACATTTCTTAATAAACCTAAAGCCTCTGTTACTTATGCAGAGTGGGTATGGGCTATTAATTTTACTTGTAAATACCAAGATGTATTATTAAGAATGGGTATGTTATGGAGACTATTACCTATACCACCTTTAAGTAATGTTTTACATTTTTACGATGATGTAGACTTACAAAGATGGGCTATGAATCATTACGAAGAGAATGCTAAATACGAGCAAGCTACTTATAAACTAGCTATTAGAAACTATTTGCGCACGCGAGGATGTGATGAAACTTATTGCGCTACTAAAACTAAGGACGGATCTTTATGTCGACTTACATACCGATAATACGAAAGTACAATGCAATAGATGATACTATTATTGTATCACCTACAGATGTTCGTGAACTATATGATTATAAAGTGTATATAGGAACACATGATATTAAATCTAAATGGACTATATGGGTTGCAGATAATTTTTCTTGTAGTAAAGTATATACTCGAAGAGATAGAGCCAGAGCTTCTTTATTGGGTATTGTGGTACCAGGATACAAAAGTTGGAATCGTGATAGTAGTGTTAATGTATTACCTTCTTTACCTTATATTAATGGTTGCGCTACTTCACAGTTATTGCCTCCTATACGATCAGGTGATCCTACTTGGCAATATTTGTATATGCCTCCACATACTGCAGAACAAGCACATCATATACATTCTACTGCAAGAATAGTATATGTTAAATCAGGCTCCGGTATTTGTATACATGGTACTCCAACAAAATCTGAAACTATTGCTTTAGAACCACATGATGTATTAATTATTGATCCTATGGTACCACATCATTTTAAAACTAAAGATGAACCTTTAGAAGTATTACCATTTCATGTATGGAGTAGCCAAGGTAGATCAGAGTTTAATCATCCTATGTTTAATGGTACTCACGAAGTATAAATATAGATAAATAATATTAAAGGGTATATGACATGTCATCACCAGCAACACGCAGACAATTAATTGACTTTTGCCTAAGGCGATTAGGTGAACCTGTCATTGAAATTAACGTAGATGAAGATCAACTACAAGATAAAGTAGATGATGCTTTACAAGTATATCAAGAATATCATTCTGATGCTACTAAGAAAATATATTTAAAACACTTAGTAACTGCTGCTGATGTTGCTAATGAGTATATTTCTGTATCTAGCAATATCATATACATCTCTAAACTATTTCCAATATCTACTACTTTTAATACTTCTTTTAACTTTTTTGATATTAAGTATCAAATGATGTTAAATGATGTAGCCGATCTATCTACTTACGCAGGAGATATGGCTTACTATGAACAAATGCAACAATACTTATCTTTATTAGATATGAAGTTAAGTGGTACTCCGCAAGTACAATTCTCCAGAAAAGAAAATAGATTATACATTTTCGGCGACTTTGCAGATCAAGATATACAAGCAGGAGATTATATTGTAGCTGAAGTATATCAAATTATAGACCCAAATACAGCTACTTCTATATACAATGATAAGTTTATTAAAAGTTATACTACACAACTTATTAAACAACAATGGGGCCAAAACCTAATTAAATTTGAAGGTATGCAATTACCTGGAGGAGTAACTTTAAACGGAAGACAATTTTATGATGATGCAACCGCAGAGTTAGAAAAACTTTTAGAAACTATGCGAATGGAAAATGAATTACCTCCGGACTTCTTTGTAGGTTAAGCCATGCCATTAAATCCTTATTTTTCTCAAGGCAGGCGTTCAGAGCAAACACTCTATGAAGATATAGTAGTTGAAGCTCTAAAGATATACGGCCAAGACGTCTATTATCTTCCACGTACACAAGTACGTTACGATACTATTCTCAATGATGAGATTCCTGCTACTTTTGGATCCAATCATAAACTAGAAATGTATATTGAGAATATAGATGGCTTTGATGGAGATGGAGATCTATTTACTAAATTTGGAGTAGAGATACGAGACGTTGCTAATTTTGTAATATCTAAACGATCTTGGAATCAACGAATTAAACCTATTCTTAATGCAGAAGGTACTGTACAATACTATCGTCCTAAAGAAGGTGATTTATTATTCTTACCACTATCTGGTTCTTTATTTAAAATTAGTAAAGTAGAAGATGAAAGACCTTTCTATCAATTAAAGAATCTTCCTGTATTTAGAATCACAGCAGAATTGTTTGAATACAATGATGAAGATTTGGATACTGGTATTGATGCTATTGATGCTATAGAAAAGAATTTCGCTTACCAATGGTTATTAACTATGGACTCAGATGGTACTATAGGTAACTACACTATAGGTGAAACTGTTACACAAACATTAACTGATGGTACGGTTATATCTGGTGAAGTTGTTAAATGGTCTGATTCGGATGATAAATTATATCTTGCACATGTTGGCGCTGACGATGGTCAATTCCATACTTTTGTAACTACTAGACAAGTAATTGGTAGTACCTCTGGTAATGTGGCGACACCTAGCTTAGTAGCAGAATTACAAAGCATTCAGAATACTGCGCAGAATACGGCCTTTGATGATTATGAAGTATCGTTTATAGATTTTAGTGAAGGTAATCCATTTGGAGATATGCAATAATGTTCGGTACACATTTCTATTATCAAAGAATAAGAAAGTCAGTAGCACTATTTGGTTCATTGTTTAATAATTTGTATGTGATTAGAAAGAACTCATCAGGTGCTGTAGTAGATACAGTTAAAGTACCTTTATCTTACGCTAATAAAAATAAATTTATAGAACGTATTGCTCAAATGAATGCAGGTGAGGCTATGGAACGAGCTGTAGCTATTAAGTTACCTCGTATGTCATTTGAAATAACTTCGATAGCTTATGATGCAACTCGACAGTTATCTAAAACACAATCTTTTTCAAAACCCGTAACAGATTCTATTACTAATCGACATAAGATTTATACCGCTGTACCTTATAATATAGGTATGCAACTAAATGTATATGCTAAGTCACAAGACGATGCTTTACAAATAGTAGAACAGATTATACCTTTCTTTAATCCTCAATATACCGTTACTATAAAGCCTTTAGACGACTTTCCTACTGTTAAGGAAGATGTACCATTAGTTTTATTAGGCGTGTCTTTTTCCGATGATTATGAGGGTATAGTAGAGTCTAGAAGAACTATTGTATACACTCTAGATTTTGAAATGAAAGTAAACTTCTATAAAAATATTGGTGCATTGGGTAGTAAGATTATACGTAAAGTTACTAATCCAGTATACAATTTAGGTGCAGGATGGTCTGATTCAGATATGTTATTAGAGACCATTACTACTTTACCTGATCCGTTAAGTGTTAACGCTGATTCAGATTATGGATTTACTACAACAATTGTTAATGTACAGGATAGCGCCTAATGGATAATGAAAGAAATATAGATGATGATTACAAATACTCACGAGCTACTTATTACGAACTATTAGATAAAGGTCGTGAGAGTTTGGATCTTATGATGGAAGTGGCAAGACAATCAGAACACCCTAGAGCTTTTGAAGTGTTATCAAACATGATGAAGCAAATGGCTGAGATTAATGATCGTCTTATGGATCTTAATAAGAAAGAAAAAGATATTAAAGCTAAAGCTTTACCAGAGAAAGCTGTAACTAATAATAACGTATTTCTAACTACGGTAGATCTACAGAGAATGTTATTGAAAAGTGATAATGTGATAGATGTGGAATCAACAGAGTAACGAAACCTATCTTGGTAATAGTAATGTTAAACGTGATGGCATTCAACAAGAATGGACCAAGGAACAACTACTAGAATATAAACGTTGTATGCAGGATCCTGTATACTTTGCTCAAACATACGTCAAGGTTATTCAATTAGATAGAGGATTAGTTCCTTTTCATCTATATCCTTATCAAAAACAAATGTTTCAACAATTCAATGATCATCGCTTTAATATTGTATTAGCTTGTCGTCAGTCAGGTAAGTCTATATCAGCATGTGCTTATCTATTATGGTTTGTATTATTTAATCCTGAAAAGACAGTAGCCGTACTAGCTAACAAAGGTGAGACAGCAAGAGAGATGCTAGGTCGTATTACTCTTATGTTAGAAAACATACCTTTCTTTCTACAACCTGGATGTAAGGTATTAAATAAAGGATCGGTGGAATTTAGTAATAATAGTAGAATTATAGCTAGAGCCACATCTGGTTCTTCTATAAGAGGTTTGTCTGTTAACTTATTATATCTAGATGAGTTTGCTTTCGTTGAGAGAGCTGCAGAATTTTATACATCTACTTATCCTGTAATATCATCTGGTAAAGAAACTAAAGTTATTATTACCTCTACGGCTAATGGTTTAGGTAATACTTTTCATAAGTTATGGGAAGGCGCTACACAAGGCGTCAATGAATATAAACCATTCAGAGTAGATTGGCATGACGTACCAGGCAGAGACGAAGTATGGAAGCAACAAACTATAGCTAATACTTCTCGACTGCAATTCGATCAGGAATTTGGTAATACCTTCTTTGGAACAGCGGATACTTTAATCAATGCAGAAACATTAATGAGTCTTCGTGCTAGTAATCCAACTAGGGTTCTAGAAGACGGCCATTGTCTCATCTATGAAGAGACTAATCCTAAACATCAATATATTATGACCGTTGATGTTAGTAAAGGAAGAGGACAGGATTATTCTACGTTTAACGTAATTGACATCTCAACGAGACCGTTCAAGCAAGTCGCAGTATATCGAAATAACAATATATCTCCTTTGCTCTTTCCTAATATTATTTATAAATTTGCAATCTCTTACAACAATGCTTACGTGGTGATAGAGTCTAATGATCAAGGTACTGTAGTATGTAATGGTTTATATTATGAATTAGAATATGAGAACGTACACGTATCTTCTGCTATTAAAGCTAATGCTATTGGTATTGAGATGACTCGTAGAACTAAACGTTTAGGATGTTCAGCTTGTAAAGATCTATTAGAAAATAAAAAATTAGCCATACGAGATCAGCAAACTATTATTGAAATATCTACTTTTGTAGGTAGAGGACAATCTTACTCAGCATCAGATGGTAATCACGATGATTTAATGATGAATTTAATTATGTTTGGGTATTTTATTACTACTGAATACTTTGCAGAAATGACTGACATCAACATTAAAGACATGCTCTATAAGAGGCAGATCCAGTCTATAGAGGACGATCTAGTTCCGTTTGGACATATAGATACAGGAGAAGAACATATACAGCATTTAGACTGGCAATCGGAATTAAATAAAGAAGGTTGGGGATTAGATACCATAGATAAAAATCGCTGGGATGAACTCTAATTTCAGTTATTTATAAATAAAAGGGTATGAAAACTTCCGTATTATGAACTTATTATTACTAAACAAACAAAAGGAAAACTGTCATGGCACTATTTACTCCATCACAATCTCCCGCAATTACATTTAGAGAAGTTGATCTAACAGGCGTAGTGCCTAATGCTCAATCTACCACAGGTGCATTTGTAGGAAATTTTAACTGGGGTCCAGTTAGACAGCCTGTTCTTGTTTCAACAGAAGCAGAATTAGCTAGTGTATTCGGTACTCCAGATACAGATAATAATGTAGATTATTTATCTGCCGCAGCATTCCTTAGATATTCTAACTCTTTGTATGTGATTCGCGAAATATCAGATAGCTGTGTAAACGCTGCTGATAACGTGGGTGACGCACAATTAATTAGAAATAAGGATGCTTTTGATGCAACCACTTTCAGTGGCGGTGAAAAATTTGTCGCTAGGTATCCTGGCGACTTTGGTAACTCTTTGAAAATTAGTTACTCAGTAAACGGCGCAAGTGTAAACTTCGGCGCTTCTGATTTAGCTAAATTTGATGCAGCTTCATCTACAGCTGAAGTACATGTTCTAGTTACTGACGAAGACGGTGTGATTACTGGTACAGCAGGTACTGTATTAGAAACATTCCCATTCTTAGGAACTTCTGCTAGTGCAAAACTATCAGACGGAACATCTAACTTCTTCCAAGATGTTATTAATGAAAACTCAAACTACATATATTGCGCACTTGATTCAGCAGCTGCTTTAGATTCTTCTGAAGCTCTTTCTTTATCAGGTGGTGTTGTTTCTTCAACATTAACTACTGGCAAAATAGCCACTGGTTTTGATGAAATTGAAAACACAGAAGAATATGAAGTTGATTTCTTAATTGCACCTGGAATGTCAGTAGAAGCTGATCAAGTCACTGTAGTTAATGATCTAGTTACCATAGCTTCATCAACACGTAAAGATTGTGTAGTTGTATCATCCCCTAACAGAGCTGCAGTCGTTAATGCGGCTAACCCAGTAACTAGCTCTGTTACAACAACTAACCAGTTTACAAACACATCGTATCTCGTAGTGGATAATAACTGGCTTAAAGTATACGATAAGTATAATGACGTATACACTTATATACCAGCTGCTTCGTCTACTGCAGGCGTAATGGCTTTATCTGATTTGTCAGCTGCTCCTTGGTATTCACCAGCAGGACAAAGAAGAGGTAATTACTTAGGTGTCACTTCATTAGCTTACAATGCTACTAAGTCACAAAGAGATACGTTGTATAAAGTTGGAGTAAACCCAATCATAAACTTGGCAGGCCAAGGTATTGTATTGTTTGGTGATAAAACTAAACTTGCTAGACCTTCAGCTTTCGATAGAATTAATGTAAGAAGATTATTCTTAACTATTGAGAGATCAATTGGTAGAGCAGCACAAAACGTTATGTTCGAGTTCAATGATGAGTTCACACGCGCTGAATTTGTCAATGTAGTCGAACCATTCCTAAGAGAAATCAAAGGAAGAAGAGGTATTACCGACTTCAGAGTATTATGTGATGATACTAATAATACAGCTGCTGTCGTTGATAGAAATGAGTTTATTGCTTCAGTCTTTGTGAAACCAGCACGATCAATCAACTACGTAACATTAAACTTCGTAGCTGTAAGATCAGGTGTCACATTTGATGAAGTCGTAGGTACAGTTTAACAATTAGCGCTATAGGAGAATCATAAAATGGCAATATTAGGAGTAGACGACTTTAAGTCAAAACTAAAGGGTGGTGGCGCAAGAGCTAATCTGTTCAAGGCGACCATCAACTATCCAGCTTTTGCTGGTGGCGATGCTGAGATTACACAGTTTATGTGTAGATCAGCTTCATTACCAACTTCAGAAATGACTGCCGTCGAGGTACCATTTAGAGGTAGAGTATTGAAAGTAACTGGCACCAGAACATTCCCTTCATGGACAACTACAATCTTCAATGATACAGATTTCGTTGTAAGAAATGCCCTTGAAAGATGGATGAATGGTATCAACGCTCATTCAGCTAATACCGGTTTAGTTAATCCTTTGGATTATCAAGCTGATCTTAAGATTGAGCAACTCGATAGAGATGAGAAAGTCATCAAAGTATATAACTTCAGAGGAGCATTTCCAGTTAATCTTGGAGAGATCGCTCTAGCATACGATACTAACGATGCTATTGAAGAGTTTACTTGTGAGTGGGCTTATCAATATTGGGAATCAAATACAACGAGTTAATTCTCGTATAAGTATATAGAGGGGAATGTAATTTCCCCTCTATTTTATTAAATTATGTAAGGAACCATAATGGCAGATAATACATTTAAAATATTTGGGTTCGAAATAAAAAGATCCCGCCAAGGTGATGAAGAACAAAAGTTGCCCTCGATCGTACCTCCGACAGATCCGGATGGTGCGGGTTATATTACTGCTGGTGGTGCGCACTATGGCCAATACATTGATTTTGATGGCGAATCAGAAGCTAAAGATAATTGGCAATTAATTAGAAAATATAGAGGTGTAGCTATGCACCCAGAGGTAGATCAAGCTATAGAAGATATAGTGAACGAAGCTATCTCAGCATCCGAATTAGAATCATCTGTAGACATATCTATGGATAATATTGAAGCACCAGAACGTATTAAGAAAGCAATACGAGAAGAATTTGATGATATTGTGGCTATGTTAAACTTTAATGAAAACGGTCACGATATGTTTAGAGCTTGGTATATCGATGGTAGATTATATCATCATCTAGTAGTAGATAAAAATAATTTAAAGAAAGGTATACAAGACATACGACTTATAGATTCAGCTAAAGTAAGAAAAGTAAAACATGTCAAAGCAGAAAAAGATGCTACGACAGGCGCCAATGTTATTAAGAAAGTAGAAGAGTTTTTCATTTATCAAGATAAACCAGGAGCACAAAACTCTGGTGTAAAATTATCTACTGACTCAGTATCTTATGTAACATCAGGTTTATTAGATGAAGGTCGTAAAAGAGTAGTATCTTATTTACATAAAGCATTAAAACCTATCAACCAATTAAGGATGATGGAAGACTCTCTTGTTATCTATAGATTAGCAAGAGCACCAGAAAGAAGAGTATTCTATGTAGATGTTGGTAACTTACCTAGAGGTAAAGCAGAACAATACATGAAAGATATTATGGCTCGTTATAGAAATAAACTAGTCTATGATGCTTCTACTGGTGAAATAAAAGATGATAGAAAGCATATGTCTATGCTTGAAGATTTCTGGTTACCACGAAGAGAAGGTGGTAGAGGTACTGAAGTATCTACTATTGCTGGTGGTGACAATTTAGGTAATATAGAAGATATTATCTATTTCCAAAAAAGATTGTATCGTTCATTAAACGTTCCATTACAAAGATTGGAACAAGAAGCACAATTTTCTCTAGGTAGATCAACAGAGATCTCTAGAGATGAAATTAAATTCCAAAAATTTATTAATAGGCTTAGAAAGAAATTCTCTCAAATCTTCTTAGGTATTCTTAAGAAACAATTAATACTTAAAGGTATTATTACTGAGGATGATTGGGAAGAATGGAAAAATGATATCGTAGTAGATTATATACGAGATAATCATTTTGCAGAACTAAGAGATATGGACATTCTTAGAGAAAGATTACAAACCATGGATCAAATATCACAATACATTGGTGAGTACTTCTCAAAAGAATGGGTCATGAAAAATGTCTTATCTTTATCAGATGATGATATTGATGACATGAAAAAAGAAATAGATGGTGAAGGTGATTCAAAAAATGATGAGCAACCCGATACACAACAAGTACCAAGCTTTGGTACACCTGCCGTAGGAGGAAATGATGAGCAGTGAAGCAATTCGTGATTTAATAGATTATTTAGATGCTAAAGACTTTACAAAAGCAGAGAAATCTTTTAATAATGCATTAAACACAAAATTAAAAGATTCTCTAGATCAAGAGAAAATAAAATTATCAGCAGCTATATTTAATAATCCAGAAGATGGAGAATTAGAGACTGATGTAACTGATGATGAAGTACTAGCTGACGAAGAAGAAGTAGAAGTTGATGATGAAATATCAGCTGAAGACGAAGCCGAGCTAGACGAATTAGAACAAGAATTAGATGATGTAGAGTTAGAAGACGAAGAGGATGACACCCGCTGATATAAAAGCCGTTGGCGTAACATTACAACCTAGAGAAGGTAGAGTACGTAACGACTTAGATGCATTGGGTTTTAACTATACACGTTGGTTATTAGAAAGACCACATATAGCTAAACACGAAGTATGGTATTCTCAGTTACAATATTGTAATGCAGAAATCCATATGCGTCATCTTAAAGAAGCTAACTCTCTAAGAGATGCTATACTAGCAGAAGTAAAACCTACTAGTATATTAAATGTAGGTACCGGAGCAGGATATCTAGAACATTGTATTAAACGTATTGGTAAAACAGTAGGTATTGATACGGTGGAATGGGATCAAGCGATGCCTATATTTGAGTTAATGCGAAACACATTTGAAGTAGAAGTTAATTATATTATGCCAGATGTGTTTAGTGATAACTGGGAAATATATGGTTGTAATAAACAATACGACCTAATAGTATTTCAACGATTTATGGTTCCTGCAGCTGCAAAGGGTATAGATCAAAAATTAACTATACAACACATATACGACATACTTTCAAAATTTTCAAGATACGGTAAACGATTTATTATATGCTGTACAGCTAGTGAACATGTGTTATTAAATCATATTCCTAGAACAGCTGTTAGTAGAACTAAGAAAAATAGTTACGTTTATGCAAATATACAAACAGTTTTAAACGAATTAAAATCTAAAATATTATAAATAATAAAGTATGAAAACTTTTAATGTCTTTTACTCAAACTTAATTGAGAAAGTAAATCTTTCTAATGTAGTGGTAAAAAAGAAAGTTGGCAAACACTTATTACAAGTAACTAAAGATGGCAATAAATTTGTTGCTTATATTAACGGTGAAGAATTAGATCGTTATAATAATAGAGCCCAAGCAGAGAAAATGGGTTCACAATTTGCAAAGGAACTAGCATGAAGTTAATATCAGAATATGTAGAACACGAACTCGAGTTTATTACTGAGAAGAACGAAAAAGGCGAAAAGTCATATGCCATCGAAGGTGTGTTTGCACAAGCAGATCAAAAGAATCGTAATGGTAGGGTTTATCCAAAACCTATCATGGAAAAAGCAGTTGACAAATATGTCAACGAACAAGTCAAAACAAGTAGAGCAGTTGGAGAATTAAATCACCCTGAAGGGCCAACTGTTAACTTAGATAAAGTTTCACATCGCATCACAGATCTTCATTTTGAAGGAAATGATGTGATTGGAAAGGCATCTATTCTAGACACTCCTAATGGGAAGATTGTAAAAGGTCTCCTAGATGGCGGCGTCAGACTAGGTGTTTCAACTCGTGGTATGGGTAGTCTTGAGCAACGTAACGGTGTCATGGTCGTCAAGGACGACTATATTCTTAATACGGTTGACATCGTACAAGATCCATCAGCTCCTGCAGCTTTTGTTAATGGTATAATGGAAGGTGTTGAGTGGATCTGGAATAACGGCGTTATAGAACCAAGACAGATTGAACAGATTGAGACTGAAATAAAGAATGCTCCACGGAAAGGTCTTTATGAGACTGAAGTACGTGCGTTTAAGAATTTCCTCTCGTTACTCAAAAATAAAATATAATAGGAGTTATACATGTCCGAGCAACATCAAGAGCCAGAAGTAATGGAAGTTACTGAAGCTCAAGAACCAAAAGGCAAAGGCGTCGACGCTAAGTTGAAGCCTGAAGTCGGTGCGGATGCAGAGAAAGCTTCTTTAGCAAGTGTAGACAAGGCAACAGCCGGCGTCAAAAAATCACCTGCAAGGAAAGGCGATCAAAGCAATGCAGAACCAATGCCTAAGACTAAAGCTGGTATGATTAACGCTGTGTACTCTAAGCTTAGCGGTATGAAGAAGGATGCTTTAGAAACCGTCTTTGCTAAAGTAATGGAAGATTTTGAGTCTGATGAAGAAGAAACCACTGTAGCAGTTGCTGAAGTAGCTGATATAGATGTCAAAGTAGATTTTTCCGATGACCTTAATGCGTTAGTCGAGTCAGAAGCTACACTCAGTGATGAGTTCAAAGCCAAGACAGCAGTGATATTCGAAGCTGCGGTAAAATCTAAACTCAGTCAAGAAATTGATCGTTTAGAAGAACAGTATCGTACTGAACTTGACGAGGAAGTCAAATCTACTAAAGAAGATTTAGTAGAGAAAGTCGATAGCTATCTAAACTACGTAGTTGAAAATTGGATGAAGGAAAATCATCTTGCTGTTCAGAACGGTTTACGTACTGAAATAGCTGAGACTTTTATGAACAAATTGAAAGATGTGTTTGTAGAGTCTTACATTGAAGTTCCAGAATCCAAAGTAGACCTAGTTGACGAGCTTGCAGAGCAAGTTGAAGAATTAGAAGTAAAACTCAACAAAGCAACTGAAGAAGCTATTCAAACCGCCGAAATCTTAGAAGGTTATAAAAGAGATGCAATCATTAGAGAAGCTTCTCATGGCCTAGCTGAGACCGAAGTAGAAAAACTAAAATCTTTAGTTGATGACATAGATTTTGAAGACGAATCAGTTTTTGCTAATAAAGTAAAAACCGTTAAAGAATCTTACTTCACTAAAGTAAAAACTGTAGAAGCATCTATCATTGAAGAAGTAGAAGAAGATAACGACGACACTGTTGAAGTATCTACCTCTATGAGCTCATACTTAGACGCCATACGTAAAATTAAAAATTAAATTCTTTTAGGAGAAACAAAAAATGTTATCATATGATCGTTTAATTGAGAAATGGTCACCAGTGTTGAACGAAGCTTCAGCTGGTTCTATTTCCGATTATCATAGAAAAGCTGTTACAGCTGTGGTTCTTGAGAACCAAGAGGCAGCTCTTCGTGAAGAGAGACACGCATCTGCTGGTTTCTTAACAGAAGACGCTCCTGCTAATAGCACTTCTGCTATAGGAAGATGGGATCCCGTCCTTATCTCTCTAGTAAGACGTGCAATGCCTAACCTTATTGCTTATGATGTCTGCGGCGTTCAGCCTATGACTGGTCCTACAGGACTTATCTTTGCAATGAAGTCAAGGTACCAAGGTGGATCCACCTCAAATCGTGAAGCTCTCTTTAACGAAGCTGAAACACGATTCTCAGGTGATTCTGCTGGCACACATGATTCTGACAACGCTTCAGGCCTTAACGGCGTTACTGATACTGACTCAGATTCAACCATTGATGACCAAAGATTGACCTCAATCTTCGCTGGCGGTATGTCAACAGCTAACGCTGAAGGCCTAGGCTCAACAGGTGCTGGTCCTGCTTCATCTTTTAATGAAATGGGCTTCACAATTGAGAAAGCTACTGTTACTGCGAAATCAAGAGCTCTAAAAGCTGAATACAGCTTAGAATTAGCTCAAGACCTTAAAGCAATTCATGGTCTTGATGCTGAGACTGAATTGGCTAATATTCTTTCTACTGAAATCCTTGCAGAGATCAATAGAGAAGTTGTTAGAACAATCAACTCACAAGCTAAAACAGGTTGTTTATCATCTAACGTAGCTGTACAAGGTATCTTTAACCTTTCTACAGATGCAGACGGAAGATGGTCAGCTGAGAAATTCAGAGGTCTAATGGTTCAACTAGATCGTGAAGCAAACGTAATTGCAAAAGAAACAAGAAGAGGAAAAGGTAACGTAGTTATCTGTTCTTCAGACGTAGCTACTGCTTTAGCAGCTGCTGGCGTTCTTGATTACGCTCCTGCATTAGCAACAAACTTAAATGTTGATGATACTGGAAATACTTTTGCTGGTGTGCTTAACGGTAGGTTGAAAGTGTACATTGATCCATATGCAACTGCTGACTATGTCACAGTTGGGTTCAAAGGTACCAACCCTTATGACGCTGGTGTGTTCTATTGTCCTTATGTTCCACTACAAATGGTGAGAGCAGTTGGTGAGAACGATTTCCAACCAAGGATTGGCTTCAAAACAAGATACGGAATGGCTTCAAACCCATTTGTAGGTGCTACACCTGCTAACGGTCTTGCCGCAGCTAAATCAAACCAATACTACAGAATCTTCAGAGTAGACAATATTCTTGCTTAAGTAGTATTTAAACTTTATAAGTTTAGGAAGGGCCGTAAGGCCCTTCTTTTTTGATACTACATGGATAAATATATACATGGCATATGATTTCTTTCCTAAATCGCAAACTGAGATAGTTAATACTTTAAATAAAGCTAAGTTCTCTGGTGATGCCATTTTAGAAATTACTAATCTGTATAATACATTAAAGAGTTATAAACTAGATACTCCTATCAATCTAGATTTAAAAGAAAAGAAAAAATGTAATGTATCTAGACAATTATCAAGTAAAACTACTATAGCTTCATTAAAGCAAAAGGTAGGATTAAAAACCGTTGCTATTAAATTTGGTAATGGTTCATCTGGTAATAGAGGGTCTAATAATAAAGGTAATGCGTTTGAAGAAGATTATATGCAAGCTCTATTTAAATGGTGGGCTGGTGATACAGATATAGATGCAAAGGTATTGACTTCTATAGAAGATTTAGATAAAACCTATAACCTAAGATCTTTACCTACGTTTACAGTAACTGCAGAAGGTGCAGCTAATACTAGAAGACCTTTAGATTTTTCAGGAGGTAATATTACTATTACTAATCCGGGTAGTGGTAAGAATGTAGGTTCAGCAGTAACTGATCTTACTATTAATAAAGATAAGAATCCTATTTACTTAAGTTTAAAATCTGGAGGTACTACTACTTTCTTTAATGTAGGTGTTCGTACTATATTGACTCCTGAAGAAATTAAATCACAAGTCATTAAAAACAAAGATGGTTTAAAATTACTTAAACTATTTGGTATAGATACAAAGTTATTTTGTAAAGTGTTTAATGGTCAAATGACTATAGGTAAAGTAGATAGAAGCCCTAGTATTAATCGCGGCGGTATTAAAGAATTATTAGAAACAGGTATTGGATATGGTTATCATGTGATTCATGAATTTCCTGGTAAAGTCATATCTAAACGTATGAATGAAGCTGCTATGCGACGAGCTGCTAATGTAACTGGAACCACTATCTACTATGGTGGTAAGACAGGTACTGGTAAAAGAATAGATATGGAAATGACTTCTGATACTTATATCTTTAAGTTAAATATAAGAGACACACAAGGGTACGATGGATATCCAACTAGGATGATGTGTGATTTTACATATAAATAATAGATATGGCATTAACAACTAATACAAATTTTTTACAACCTAATGGTTTTAGAGTAACTATCTCTAGAGATAACTATCCTAATTTAGAGTTCTTTGCACAAAGTATTGTACATCCAGGTATCAATAGTAACGCAACAGACGTCCCATTTAGACATGTCAACGTAGCCTTTCCTGGAGATAAAGCAAACTTCGCGCCAGTATCTATTAATGTGATACTAGATGAAGATATGACAGCTTACACAGAAATAGTTAACTGGGTTAAGTTTAATGTTGAGAATAGTTATCAAGCTCCGGTAAAAAGAAATGTAACTGCTACGCCTTCTATTAGTGATATAAGAGTATCTATTCTTAGTTCACATAATAACCTTAACAAAACTATTCTATATAAGAATGCATTCCCTACAGATGTATCTACTATCAACTTAGAAGCATCTACTACTGATATTCAATACATTACCTTTACAGTAGACTTTAAATACGATTATTGGGAATTTGTGTAGACATTTATTTGATTTTATATTATAATTATATTATTTGGAGTATATTATGGCTAATGGTAATACAGACCTAAAACAAATATTAGAGACTTGGAAAGAAGATTGTCAGATCGATAGAATGCGATTGGATGAGGATTCTAGAAAAACACCTATACTACATGCTAAGTATTTAGAACTACTATCTACTACTAAGCTCATGTTAAGAAAAGCTGAACAAGGTTATCAAGTATTATTAAAAGATAAATGGATGTACTATAATGGTAAAATGGATCAAGATACTATTATATCTAAAGGATGGAAAGATGATCCGTTTGATGGTTTAAAAGTATTAAAAGGTGATATGGATAAGTTCTATGAAGCAGATGAAGATATACAAAAGGCTTCATTACAAATAGCTTATCTTAAAACTATTGAAGACACTCTTAAAGAGATTATAGATAATCTTAAATGGAGACATCAAACTATTAAAAACATTATAGAATGGAAACGATTCGAGAGTGGCGGATAATATAACAGTAACATTGAAGCATCATTCAATGTTATATCTAGATTGTGAACCTAGTATATCAGCAGAACTAGCTGATCATTTCTCTTTCTATGCACCGGGATATCAATTCCAACCATTGTATAAAAAGAGATTATGGGATGGTAAAATTAGATTATACAATCGTATGACTAATGAATTAAATACGGGGCTTTATGATAAACTTAAAGACTTCTGTATGAATCACAATTATACTATGACTCTTAATAATGGCCATTATGGTTTACCTAATGAAAAGGTTAATGTTAATCATTTAGAGTTAGTGCAGTATATAGAAAAATTATCACTGCCTTGGGAGATAAGAGATTATCAATATGATGCAGTAGCTTATGGTATTCATCATAAAAGAGCTGTGTTACAATCACCTACTGGTTCAGGCAAATCATTAATCATTTATTGTTTATTACGTTGGTATCTAGATAATTATGAATCTAATGTATTAGTAGTAGTACCTACTACATCGCTAGTAGAACAAATGTATAATGACTTTGCATCTTATGGTATGGATGTAGAAAATGATTGTCATATCATTTATTCAGGTAAAGATAAACAAACTAAGAAACGTGTGATTATATCTACTTGGCAATCTATTTACAAATTATCTAAAGAATGGTTTGAACAATTTGGATGTGTATTTGGTGATGAGTGTCATGGCTTTAAAGCTAAATCTTTATCTGCTATTATGAATAAATGTACTGAAGCAGATTTTAGATATTGTACCACAGGTACACTAGATGGTACGCAAGTCAATAGATTAGTATTAACAGGTTTATTTGGACCGGTGAGAAAAGTTATTACTACTAAAGATTTACAAGAAAACAATACTCTAGCTAAATTAAATATTAATGTATTGTTATTAAATTATAATGATGAAGACAAAAAGAAATTCTGGTCTGATAAAAAAACTTATCATGATGAATTAGATTTTATAGTCACACACGATGTGCGCAATCGTTTTATTAGTAATTTAGCTGTTAGTTGTAAAGGTAATACTCTAGTATTATTTCAATTAGTACAGAAGCATGGTAAGGTATTATTTGATCTTATAGATAATAAAGTATCAGAAAAAAGAAAGGTATTTTACGTATCAGGAGAAACAGAAACCACAGATAGAGAAGCTATTCGTGGTATTGTAGAAAAACAAAAAGATGCTATTATTGTAGCTTCTATGGGAACATTTAGTACAGGTATTAATATTAAGAATCTTCATAACATTATATTCGCTTCACCTAGTAAATCTCAGATACGAGTATTACAATCTATTGGTAGAGGATTAAGGATGTCAGACGACGGTCGACCCACCACACTCTATGATCTAGCAGATGATATACATATTGGTAAGCAGAAGAATTTTACACTTGGACATTCGGCTGATAGAATTAAAATATATAATAAAGAACAATTTGATCATAAGATCATTCCGGTAAACATATGAACACATCTATTAGACATTTTAAATTAACATCAGGCGATGAAATTATCACTGAAGTTATAGATAGACCGCGAGGTGGTATTATGTGTCGTAAGCCTATGATGATTACGCAAAGACCTTTTAGACAAATATATATGTTACAACCTTATATGGCATCGATAGCTAATGCTGCAGAATTAGTATTGATACAATCTCATGCTGTGGTAGCTAGTTGTAAACCTTCAGAAGATTTAATAGCGGAGTATCATAATTTCGTACAGTATTATGAAAATTTAAAACATATGCCTGTGCCAGACGCTAAAGATATAGTAAACGATATGTTAAAAAGATTACAGGAAGATGATTCAGTCCCACCACTGACTAGGTTTCATTAAAGAATATATATTCTCCCTCCCCGCATCTTAAAGATATTATAACGGATTTTAAAAAAATGTCAAGCCGTAAACAAAAATAAATTTTAGCTTGACATTACAAACAAAATAAACTATAATAACTAATAGGAATTTATATTATGGCCCGAAAACAAAACGAACATTATGTGAACAATAAAGATTTTTCTTTAGCAGTAGTTGAGTATTGCCAAGCTGTACAAGATGCTAAAGATAAGAAGCTTCCTAAACCTATTGTGACTGATTATATTGCTCAATGCTTTCTTAAGATATCAGAAGGTGTATCACATAAGTCTAACTTCGTAAGATATACTTATAGAGAAGAAATGGTCATGGATGGCGTCGAAAATTGTTTACGAGCTATAGAAAATTATAATATTGATACAGCTACACGTACAGGTAATCCTAATGCCTTTGCTTACTTTACACAAATCATTTGGTATGCCTTTCTAAGAAGAATTGCCAAAGAGAAAAGACAGCAAGATGTTAGATTAAGATTTATTGCACAATCTGGATTCGAAGAATTTTTAACTACTGGTGAACATGACGAATCAGGTGACCAAGTAAGAGCTTTAGTAGATGATCTATACGATAAAATAAATAAAGTAAGAACTATGGATGAAGCTATTAAGGAATTTGGTAAACAAGAAAAGACCGAAAAGGTTATTAAAAGCTCTGACTCAGATCTATCTATATTTTTTGAACAGGACGAACTTTAATTGAAATTTGCTATTCTAAACGATACACATGCGTGTATACGTAACGCTTCAGATATCTTTATGAATTATCAAGAACGCTTCTATACAGAAGTCTTCTTTCCTTATCTATTAGAAAACGATATTAAACATATTGTACATTTAGGTGATTACTTTGATAATAGAAAGTTTGTTAATATCAAAGCACTCAATCATCATAGATATGTCTTTCTTAAGAAGCTGCGCGACTATGGTATTACGATGGATTTGATTCCTGGTAATCATGATGTCTATTATAAGAATACTAATGAAGTTAATTCCATTAAAGAATTACTAGGCCATTACATGAATGAGATTAATATCATTATGGAACCACGAGTCATGGATTACGATGGTATGAAAATGGCTTTGATACCTTGGATTAATGAAACTAACGAACCTGAGGTATTAGAATTTATTAAGAATTGTAAAGCTGATATAGTAGGAGCTCATTTGGAGTTACAAGGCTTCGAAGTGTATAAAGGTATTAATTGCCCACATGGTATGGATGGTAATATCTTCTCTAAATTTGAAAGAGTATTATCAGGTCACTTCCATACTAAGTCAGAGCAAGGTAATATTACTTACCTAGGTTCACAAATGGAATTCTTTTGGAATGATGCCGGTGATGCTAAATACTTTCATATCTTTGATACCAATACTCGTGAACTAACTCCAGTGCGTAATCCTATTACTTTATTTGAAAAATTATATTATGATGATACTTCTGATACTGATTATGAGACTTGCGATTTAGATTTTCTAAATGAAAAGTTTGTAAAAGTCATAGTGGTTAATAAATCTGATCCTTATATGTTCGAAAGATTTATTGATCGTATTAATAATAGAAAGATATTAGAATTAAAGATTGCAGAAAACTTTTCTGAGTTTATGGGAGAGAACGTGCAAGATGAATCTATTGACTTAGAGGATACTGAGACACTGCTAGATACTTACATTGATGCAGTAGAAACTGAATTAGATAAAACTAGAATTAAAACAGAAGTGCGAGATCTGATGCATGAAGCTCAAGCACTATCTTTTGTTTGACATTTATTAAAAAATAAGCTATAATATAAACTGTGATAAGATTTGAATATGTCAAGTGGGTAAACTTTTTGTCTACGGGTAATAACGCTATTACCATAGACCTTATGAAAAGTAAAACCACATTAGTAGTTGGACAGAACGGTGCGGGTAAGTCTACTATATTAGATGCTATCTCTTTCGCACTCTTTGGTAAAGCTCATAGATCTATTTCTAAAAATCAATTAGTTAATTCTATTAATAATAAAGGTTGTGAAGTAGAAGTAGTCTTTAGTGCTAATAATAAAAAGTTTAAAATCATACGGAGTATTAAACCTAATAAGTTTGAGATCTGGTCTGACGGTCAAATGTTGAATCAAGAATCACATGCTCGCGACTATCAACAAATACTAGAACAAAATATTCTTAAGCTAAATCATAAATCATTTCATCAAGTAGTAGTATTAGGTTCTTCTTCCTTTATACCTTTCATGCAATTGACAGGTCCTAATAGAAGAGATGTGATAGAAGATCTATTAGATATTGGTATGTTCTCTAAGATGAATATGTTATTAAAAGAAAAAGTATCTTTATTAAAAGATAAAGTATTAGAAAATAATAATAACATTACTTTAGTATCTCATGATATTGCTAACTCTAAGAAGTATATTAAGTCTATTACAGAGATCAATTTAGCTAATCGTGATGCTAAGTTAAAGTCTATTGAAGAGAAACGTAATGAGATTGATACTATTACTAAAGAGAATGCATCATTAACAGCATCTATCGATGAGCGTTTAGAGCCTACTCAAGAGGCTTTACAAATTATTAATAAAAGAAAAGCTTCTTTTGATTCTTATAAATTACAATTCGAACAAGAGATACGTAAGGTAGTAAAAGAAGCTAAGTTTTATGAAGATAATGAAAATTGTCCTACCTGTGAACAAACGATTACACCTCAGCTAAAAGATAAACATATTGGTAAAGCTAAAGAGCGAGCAAAAGAATTACAAGAAGGTATTGATTCTGCTAAAGCTAATATAGATCAAATAGAAACAGAGGCATTAGCTCTAACACAAACACAAGCAGATATACAAGAACAACAAAGGAGAGTACATAGTAATATTCAATTAGTATCTTCTTATACAAGAATTATAGAACAGATACAAGATGAACTTAATTCGTTAACAGAAGGTACAGAAGATCTAGCTGCTGCTAATAAAGAATTATTAGAACATCAAGATAGACAATTAACTCTACAAGATATTAAATTT